AAAAAATGCTTATATAGGCGGAGACATCGACGTTGGCGGCCATGTTACACTTGGAACGCTGGCCGGCGGTCTAGTAATTAATCCTAGAACTAATGAAGCTCATGACATAGGTGCTGATCCTACCCTATCACCAACAAATAAAAGATTTAGAGCCATATATGCTAAAGATTTTAAGGCTGATCTATTTACAGGTGATCTAAAAGGTGATGTGGATGGTGATGTAACTGGAGCCGCAGGAAAATTAGCAACAAACTCAATTTTTAAAATATCCGGAGACGTTAGCAGTTCTATAATACAATTTAATGGAGCTCAACCTGTACCGACAAGAACTGTTACTAAGGCACAGAAAACTGGAACCACAGCTAGAGTATATACAGGAGCAACAGATCATCAATTTCAAATCAACTGGTTTGTAGATGTTAACATTGCTTCTCAACCATTGTTAACTGTAGTGAATCAGCCTATTACTAATATAGGAGTTGATGCGTTACCAAATGGTTATTGGTTTGAATATTCTGTTTCTACATCTGGACCCATTTCTTTAGTTAATGCAGCAGGGACAGCGATTGCAAAATCAGGCGGTCAATTTATTACTACTCTAAGTGATAATATTATTTCTGATAAGCAATCAGTAGTAGATAGTTTAGACAGTGATTTTTTCTTATTATATAGAGCTAGCTTAACTCCTGGATTAAGAAAGATAAACAAAGCTACATTATTTTCCACTGCTGGTACAGTTCCAACTGGAGCTATATTTCCGTTTGCTGGAAGCACTCCTCCTCCGGGATACTTGCTATGTGATGGTAGTGAACAAAATACTGCTAGTTATCCTCAATTGTTTAGTGTTATTGGGTATACTTATAAACCACTTCTTGACTTACAAGGATATAACACATTTGCTTTACCAGACTTAAGAGGAAGATTCCCTATTGGTATAGAAGGCATGGATAATAGTAATACTGTTGCCTTAAAAACAGACGCAACTGGAGCTTCTAGAGCGGCTATTACCACAGTCGGTGCAATTTCAGCTTCATTTACTGTAGCCACAGTAAACATAGCTAACGGACCATTTCAGGTAGGCAAAGTTTTAACTGATGCTGCTGGTAATGCGCCAGGAGGCCTTGACAATTCTGATGGCCCAATTATTATTACAGCAGTTCAACCTAATGTTCCTACATCTGGCTTTACAACTATAGTAGTCAGTACGCCAACACAAGTAACTACATTTCCTGCAGTATCTGGACTAACATTGAGAAGTATTGGTACTATAGATGGCGGTGGTGGTCTTCCTACACCGGCAAGAACCCCATTGGCTTCTAGTCTAGGTGTAGTGGGAGGTAAGAGTTCTCAGACCCTAACAGTTAATCAATTACCGCAGCACAGCCATAATATGAAAGGTAGTGCTGGTAATCAATATTACGCCTACAGATATGCTGCAGGCGCTCCTTCTGATACTGGAGCAATTAGCAGTTTATTACATCAAATAGGTAACGGTGCTCATTTATTACCAAATTCTGGAAACATAAATGTTTCAGGCGCAGTTGGTCAGCCAATTGATATTTCAAATCCATATCAGGCTATAAACTATATCATCTTTACTGGGAAACTTACATAATGGCCTATGATATTAATAAAACAGACGGTAGTTTATTAGTAACTATTCTTGACAGTGCTATAGATAAAAGTGCCACTGATATTACTTTAATTGGTAAGAACGTTACTGGTTACGGTGAATATATTAATGAAAATTTTGTAAAATTACTAGAAAATTTTGCTAGTACTAGTGAACCAAACAATCCTATTACAGGTCAGCTGTGGTTTGACGTAGCAGAAAATAGATTAAAAGTCTATGATGGTAACACTTTTAGAATTGGTGCCGGCCCAATAGTACAATCAACTCCGCCGTTGGATCCACAGCAGGGAGATTTTTGGATTGATACCCAAGAAGGTAGATTGTATTTTTATGATGGTATAACAGGAGCACAACCGGCTAGCAAAGCTTATAATAACACTCAAGGAGTTTCTGGGTTTATTATAGCTTCGATCAAAGATAGTGCCGGTAACACTAAAACCATTACAAGATTACACAACGGCGGTAAATTATTGGGAGTCTTTAGTTCACATCCAGAATTTACTCCGCAGTCCTCAATTAGCTCGGACTTTGTAGGAACAGTCAAGCCAGGTTTTAATCCTAGTACACTTAGTGATTTTAAATTTTATGCCAGAGCTACTAGTGCCGATGCTCTAGCTAATCCAGACGGCGAATTGCTTACCACTGACGATTTAGTACAGATTGATAACCCAAATACGTTAACAGATGTGTTAAGTATTATGGTTGATGCTGTTAAGCAACCTGCTGGTTTACAGGCAGTATTAGGACCGTCTGGAGAAGTTGAAGTAAAAGTTTCTCCATCAGAGTACAGCCTAAGCACTACTAGAATTAGTCAAGACTTTAAACTTTTTGTACATCCAATTGGGGCAACTGATCCTGCAATTTTTGTAAAAGCAAGTTCTAATACCGTAGGTATTTTTAATAACAATCCTGACTCAAATTACACACTGGATGTTAATGGTGATGTTAAGATAGTCGGAGATTTGTTAGTTGAAGGCTCAACTACTACAATTAGCACTACAAATTTAGAAATAGAGGATAAATTAATTGATTTAGGAAAGGTAGCTACTCCTACAGACCTTACTGCCGACGGCGGAGGTATTAGATTATTAGGAACTACTAACCATACAATTATTTGGAATAATCTTTATGATAGTTGGAATTTATCTGAGCATGTAAATTTACCATTCGGTAAAGAATATAGAATTAATAATGTTAGAGTTATTGACGAATTAAGTCTCGGGACTTCAATCACTAGCTCAAATTTAACTTCGGTTGGTACACTGCTTACTTTAAATGTTTCAACGGGGTCTTTAATTACTAATATTACTGATAACGTAATATCTTCTCAAGGTTCTTTAGCTAATGTTGATTTAATTTTAAATCCTAAAGGCACAGGAACTGTTAATGTAAACAATAGCAATATAAGCAATGTTTTAGATCCTCGACCAGGACCTGGCTTTGAAAAAGATGCTGCTAATAGAGGTTATGTAGATGCAACTTTTGGATCTCCATGGCAAAGTAAAACAATAAATTACAACATGTCAATCCAGGACAAGATATTAGCTGATACTAGTGCTGGATCTATTAGACTTGTTCTACCAGATACTGACAGTCTTGCTCTCGGTCAAATTGTTCGTATAGCAGATCTTAGAGGAACGTTTGACACTCAACCTTTACAATTAGTAAGATATAGAAAGATTGATCCTACTTATGTAGGTACTTCAGCCGGTGCTGGAGTTTATACTTCGGCTGTAATTAGTGCTAGTGGTGTAGTTGCTGCTCCGTCGATGACAATAGTATCACCGGGAGTAGTAAGTTACACAGCAACATTAACAGGATTAACTTCTACAGCAGACTTAGCAGAAGGAGTAGAAATTTTTGCTACACCTGGAACAGGTTCGTTGTATACTGGAGCCGCACTAAGCTGTAGAGTAGCATCAGTTGTTAATCTTAACACTATTACTTACAGAGTAGTAGGTTATTCAGTTTCTTTATCAGCACCTACAGTCGGCAATGTTTCAAATGTAACTATAAACGGAGTACCGACAACCACGTCGGGATCAGGTGCTGGACTTACAGTTAGTGTAGAAATCACTGGTTCCGCTGGAGCATATACTCCGAGCAATACTACAGTTACCGTATTAAATCACGGTTTTGGATACATGAACGGAAACACCATAACAGTGTCGGGCGCATTGCTTGGTGGTACTAGTCCCGCAAACGACTTAACGTTAACAATTATACAATCTAATATTTCCAGCGTTGATGCAGATTTATTAGTAAATGATCCCGACGCATCTTTTGGTTTGTATTATGCCGGTTTTGCAAATGGTTGGAAGTATTCAGAAAATGCTGTTTTACCTCCGCTTTTAGTTGCCGATTTACAAGGTGATCTAATAGGCGATGTTAGATCTTCTGCTACAAACTTAGTTGTTTTAAATACTAGTGGCACTACAGCAACTTTTGCCGGAGATGTTACTGGAAACTTAAATGGCAACGTTACTGGCAATATTACAGGTAGTGTTTTAACTGCGTCTCAGCCAAGTATTACTAGCTTGGGCACGCTAACAAGTTTAAGTGTAAGCGGTACAATTACTGGTAACGTAAGCGGCAATTTAACAGGAAATGTTACTGGAAACATCAGCAATACTACATTAAATGTAAACGGTACAAATACTCTTAATTTGACATCTGGTACCGGCTCAATAGCATTAAGATCAGGTACAAACGGCTTTATTTTATCTGGTTTTGACAATACAAATACACAAAACCAATATGCTATGCAGCTTACTCCCGCTACGAACGCTGCGTTACGACCAACAGTTAATTTGTTTGGAGATGTAGTAGTTAACAATGTAACTTCTGCCAACGTAAACGGTTCAAGCTTCAGATTACCACAATATAGTGCTGTACAATTAGCAGCTAGAACTTTAACTCTATTAAATAGAGGAGAGTTGATATATAATACAACAGCTAAAAAAATACAAGCTTACGTTGAAGACGGCGGTGGCGTCGGTATTGACGGCTGGGTAGATTTGCATTAGACATAAATATATTAAGATGAGAGGTTTATAAGCATGGCTTATACAATTGATAAATTTAACGGTTTGACCGTAGCCGTAGTAGAAGATGGTACTATTGATAGTACCCTCGATCTCAAGCTGATTGGAAAAAACTACGCCGGGTACGGTGAAGCTCAAAATGAAAATTTTGTTTGGCTGCTAGAAAATTTTGCAGGCCCAGCAGCACCTCCTAGACCTATTTCTGGTCAAATTTGGTACGACAGTTTAATTAAAAAACTTAAATTTTACGATGCTACTACTGCTAAATGGAAAACAGCAGGAGGGTCCGAAGCTGGAGTCTCTCAACCTGCCGGATTAGCAGAAGGAGATTTTTGGTTTGATACAGCTAATAAGCAACTTTATGTATATGATGGTACACAATTTGTATTAGTTGGTCCGCAGGGAATTTCAGGTTTAGGAACTACCCAACTTAAATCTTTAAAGGTTACAGATGATCAAATACCTGCTAATGAGCATGCCTTAATTGCCGCTTACGTAGACGGCGAAGTAATGTTTATTATTAGCAGTGATGTTGCCTATAATTTAAGTTCAGCTAGCCAAACACTACTTGGCGGCTCAAACGCATATGGTTTAATTAAACCAGGTATTACTTTAGTTAACACAAATAACTCGGATGGTATTACTGACATTGGTGGCGGAAGAATCTTTTGGGGCACTGTTAGCAATGCTAAGAAATTAGACGGAAAAGTTCTTGCTGATTTTGTTTTAAAAGGCGAGCCATTTACTGGTTTAATTAAATTTTCTGATTTAGGTTACACATTGGGCGACAACGACGACTTATTAGTTGAAGTTGACGGCGACAATGTTGTCTTCTTAAGACAATCTAATGATAAAAGTATATTTTTTAAACTAACTGATACTAATCAACCAAGTTCAGTAACACAATTAAGATATATGACTAGTGCTGAAGCAAACAGCGCAGGCGGTGGCCTTGCGCCAGCACTAGTTGGCGATCCAACTGGAAATACTAATTTAGGTCTTCCAGGTGCTAAATTTAATCTAGTTCACGGTAATCAATTTAAAGGTACTGCTGACCAAGCAGATAAGTTAAAAGTTGGTCCTGATTACAGATCTGCCGCAGTTGACACTGCTGGAACTGGTACAATAAATAGTGTAGCAGTTAGAGACGGCGCTGGAAGATTATGTGCTGTAGAATTTTTAGGTAATGCTACAACAGCAACTTCGGCAGGTAGTGCTACAAACGCAGACAATTTAAAAGTTGGCGCACTGTATAAGGCCGCCGATGAAGAAATTAGTACTGGAACTATTGTGGCAAGAACATCTACATCGCAAATAATTAATGGAGTTACAATTACTCCCGGTTCTGTAAAAGGCAATTTCTTCGTAGGAACTGCTACATCTGCTTATTTTGCTGACTTGGCAGAAAAATATTTAACTGATCAAGAATACGAAGTTGGTACTGTAGTGTCAGTTGGCGGCTCAGCAGAAGTTACCGCCTGCCAAGCAGGAGACAGAGCGTTTGGAGCAGTTTCGGCTAATCCGGCTTATATGATGAATTCGGGATTAGAAGGCGGAACCTATATCGCACTTAAGGGCAGAGTACCAGTTAAGGTAGTAGGACAAGTACGTAAAGGTGACCGACTAATGGCATCAAGCAACGGCTGTGCAGCAGTTGCAGAACGAGTTATGAAAAATATGGCAGTTAGGGCTGCTACATTTCCAGACACATTTGCTATTGCGTTAGAAAACAGCGATGACGAAGGTGTCAAGCTAATAGAATCAATCATATTGTAAGGAAGACATCATGGCAGAAGTAACAGCAGCAGAGTATAATGCTATTTACAACACAGCAAGAGCTGTAATGGGAGTAGGCTCCGGAACACAGGGATACGGTCAGCCTATGCTGAGCTCCTCAGTACAGTCCGGAGCATCGATTACGTCAACTCAATGGGATAATCTAAGATCAGATTTATCGAAAGCTAGAGTTCACCAAACAAATTTTACTATCTATACAAATTCTACTGCCGCTAGTACAGTGAATCCTTATGATACATTATTTGATGTTACTCCAACTACTGTAGTATCTACAGCAATTTTAACACAGTATCAAAATTTTACTAATCTTGGTGTAAATCCTAATAGATTAAATTGTGCGGCAGCTCAAAGAACTGCTCCTTCGGGTTGGCCATCTACTAGCGGTGCATTAACTAGTCAAACACGTGGCGGTTCATGGGGTAACGCAACTAATCTACCAGCATCATTAAGCCATACAATTACTGTTACTTTTGGCGGATATACCAAATCTTCAGCAACTGAAACAATAACAGTTTCAGCAGCGGATCATATGCGTTGTTTCTTTAATGCCGGTGGACGAATTCATATTAGAAGTTCAAGATCTGGTGCTGCTGCTACTTCAAAAGATACAGAATGGTCAGCAATGATAGGCGATGCATCTACTGCTAATAGCGGTTTTGGCGACTTAATTATTGATCATAGTACAACTAGCATTACAGGTTCTTTAAGAGGTACTGGAAGTACAGGTTTTTCAATTCCATCTAGTACAGGATGGAATACAATGTCTAGTAATTCAGGAAGTCCGACCACGTTCTTAGTACAAGGTGGTACAAGTCAATATTCCGAAAACCGATATATTGTTACTGGTTACAAAACATCTAATCAAATTATTTTTACAATAACTTGGCAAGATAACGACGTTGGGGACCAAACTGGTATTGACCCACCGGTTGACGAAGCTGTAACTGGTACACTACATAGCTACTGTTATGCCACTGTGCCAAGCGGCGGAAACGTTTCATTTGAAAGTCAATTGCCAACAGCATCTTCAACTGGTATAGCCTAAGCCATATCTACTCACTTTATTGACACTCCTAAGATAAAATAGTATAATACACTATTATCTTAGGAGTCGTTATGGATTCAATCGTTCAAAAAGCTTTCGACGTAGCCAATTATATGACTACGTTATCAAATCAAAAACAGATTTTAAAAGAAGAATTCCTTCAAAATTTGATTCATTACCAAAATGGCGGTACTTTTACTGTCACTAGAGAGTTAATTAATTTCGTTAAAACATTAATTGACCTAGATCATACTGAAGATATCATTTTAGTTGATGATAATCACACTCCGATTAGCATTGACGATGCTACATCTTTCTTACATACACTAGTTGCTATCTATAGCAGTTCTGTAAATGAATATTACACAAAGTATTCTCAACTAAAAAATAGTAGAACAGTGGAGTCATTGGTTAAATGAGTAACGGAGTTTTGCTTTTTGCTCATAATAACAGCGAAATAAACTATGCTAAATTAGCTGTATTTGCTGCTTCCAGGGTAAAAAAATTTTTAAATGTTCCAGTTAGTGTAGTAACAGATGATCCTAGCATCTTCGATGACCTGGATAAAACTAATTTAGATCAGATTCTAACTGTTGATAGTAGTGAATCTAAAAATAAAAAATATTTTAATGATGGTAGTAGCTATAAAGCGCATTTAGAGTGGAAAAATACTACTAGACATTCTGCTTACAGTCTAACTCCTTACGATAATACTTTGGTAATGGATGTTGATTACATTGTAAATTCAACAACGTTAAATTACTGTTGGGATCAACCTCATGATTTTTTAATTTATCAACAAGGTTTTGATCTAGCTCGATGGAGAAATGTTGATGAATTTACTCGAGTGGGTGAAAACGGAATCGATTTTTATTGGGCCACAGTTTTCTTCTTTAGAAAAAATGAAAATACAGAAATATTTTTTGCCCTAGTTAACCATATTAAAGAAAACTGGACATACTATAAGATAGTCTATCAAGTTCATAGTTCAAATTTTAGAAATGACATAGCGTTCAGTATTGCTATTCATATGTTAAATGGTTTTGGAAGAAGTACATTTGTTCATAAATTGCCAGGAAAGCTTTTTTATACTAGAGATAATGATATTTTGTACAAAATTGACAATAGTGTAATGAATTTTTTAGTACAGAAAAAAGATTCTACAGTGGATTTTACCCCGATAAAAACATCAACAGTTGATGTTCATGTAATGAACAAATATAGTTTGTTAAGGCAGGTGGAAAATGTCTAACGGTCATGTTTTTGTAGCTCAAAATTCTGATGTAAATTATATTAGACAGGCTTATGCGCTGGCATTAAGTATCAAAGCACATAATAAATTATATAAAGATACATGTCTCATTACTAATGATCCTGTTCCTGAAGAATATAAACATGCGTTTGATCATATAGTATCTATTCCATGGGGTGATAAAGCAGAAGGTAGTCCTTGGAAAATTCAGAATAGATGGAAAGTTATTTACGCTAGTCCATTTAAAGAAAATATTGTCTATGATACTGACATGATTTTATTGAACAGTAATGATCATTGGTGGAAATATTTAGAGCAGAGAGATCTATTTTTTACATCTAATGTTTTTAATTATAGGAACGAAATTGTTTCGAGTGACTTTTATCGAAAAACTTTCACTGCTAACAATCTTTCTAATGTTTATACAGGCGCATTTTATTTTAAAAAAGTAGATAGGTCCTATGAGTTTTTTAAATGGGTTGAAACTATTGTAGATAATTGGAAAACTTTTTATTCTCAATTTTTAAAAAAACAACCACAGACTTTTTGTAGTATTGATGTAAGCGCGGCATTAGCAATTAAGTTTATGGGCTGCGAGGAAGAAGTTATTACAAATACACAATTGCCAAGTTTTGTTCATATGAAACCTGCTATACAAGGATGGAATACAAATCCTTCCAAATGGACAAGTTATGTTACTTCGTTTTTTGACGACAACGGTAATTTAAAAGTAGGTAATTATCAACAACATGGACTATTCCACTATGTAGAAGATGAATTTTTAACTGAAGAGATTATTAATAAGTTGAGGGTACTATGTCAGAAGACAAACAAAATTTAAAACACGGACAAGCGTATTCGACTCATTTTATTCATTATGATGATGAAGGTTTTTGTCATTTAATTTCAAATACTAAAAGTAGTGTATATAAAAATTTTGAAATTGACTTGTTTCTAGTAGAAGATTATATTACAGGTAAAAAAAGTTGTGCTGTTCATGACATAGAATATTTTTTCAATTTAAGCAAGGGTATTATTTTGAATGAGAACGAAGCTGTTCCTTATTCAAAGATACTGTTTCAAATTATTCCAGTTATAGATCAAAATACTGACAGTGATGTAGCTATCTATCATCATGCTGATAAAAAAGAGTGGATTGTAAGTATCAACGATGCTATAAAAGAAAAGTTAGACATCATTCCAGGTCTTACATTCTATGTTTGTAAGAAAAATGATCCACATTTTTTATATAGACAATTTACAATTACCAGTGATGAATTAAAAAAAGAATCTGTTTCAATTAAATTTACTAGCAATGTTGAAGAAAATCTAAATGCTGTTAGCATAGCATCTATTAAAAGATTTTCAAAATATGGTGTTAAGGAAAAGTATGAGTAAAATAAAAATCATTGAACAAGATATTGTGTTTTTAAGTTACGATGAACCAAATGCTGAAAAAAATTATGCTGATCTACTAAAAAAGGTACCTTGGGCAAAACGTGTTCATGGTGTAAAAGGTAGTGATGCTGCTCACAAAGCTTGTGCCGCAAAAAGCGAAACAGAATATTTTGTTACAGTAGATGCTGATAACATAGTCGAACCTAAATTTTTTAGTGTAGTCATTGATTTAGATGAATTAGGTTTTGATGATTCGTATGTGTTTAGTTGGCAAGGTAGGGTTCATGTAAATAACTTAATGTATGGTAACGGAGGTTTAAAACTTTGGACTAGAACCTTTGTTAACAATATGAAAACTCATGAAAATTCAGATCCTACAGACCATAAAGGTCTAGTAGAATTTTGTTTTGATCATAGATATCATCAGTTTGATGTAAACTACAGCACAACCTATACTAATGCTACACCTTTCCAAGCATGGAGAGCAGGATTTAGAGAAGGTGTTAAAATGAGTTTGGATCAAGGTGCTAAAGTTACAGACATGAAAAAACAAATATGGTGGGAAAATTATTATCGTCTTATCACTTGGTGCAATGTTGGTAGAGACGTAGACAACGGATATTGGTCTATGCTAGGTGCTAGGGAAGGTTGCTATCTAACTAATTGTACTGATTGGGATTACGCCAATGTTAGAGACTTTGAGTATCTTACTAATTACTGGAAAGAACACTGGGAAACTGTTGGTGACGAAATTCCTGAAGAAAAACTATGGTATTATGGCAAAGAATTAAAAGCACTACATGGATTAGAAATCGCAGATTTATCCGCAGACGGATCAGTGTATTACAAAAAAATGCACGATACATTGAGAAAGTACTTTAAATGAGTGAACAAGATAGAATTAAAACTATTAAACTAAAAGTAGAAAATGAAGTTGGACCTACTTTTTGTTTAGCTAAATGGCATCATGTAACAATGTATCTTCAAACAGGAGAAACACATAGTTGCTATCATCCACCTCCGCATAAAATTCCGTTAATAGATGTATTAGAAAATCCCAGCGCACTTCATAATACTGATCATAAAAAACAAGAACGTAAAGAAATGCTCGAAGGCAAAAAGCCATCGGGCTGTCAGTATTGCTGGAATATCGAAGCTATGGGTCCGGATTATATTAGCGATAGACACATTCGTAATGCCAGTATTTTTACAGAAGATCGATATCAGCAGACTGCATTCGGACCGTGGGATCAAAATGTAAATCCAGAATACATAGAAATTAATTTTGGTAATGAATGTAATTTTAAATGCGGGTATTGTCATCCAAAATATAGTTCTAGATTTTTTAATGAAATTAAAGAAAATGGTCCAGTGACCACAGTTAAAAATCACAGGTGTGATATCGATTGGATGAAACTTTACAGTAGAGAAGAAGATAATCCTTATGTAAATGCGTTCTGGAAATGGTGGCCAAGTCTGCGTAAAACTTTAAGTATTATGCGTGTAACTGGAGGTGAACCTTTAATGCACGTCAGTACTTGGCGACTATTGGAAAAAATTAACAAAGATCCAATGCCTTGGTTAGAGTTAAATGTTAATAGTAATCTTGGCGTAAAAAATTCATTAGTTGATAGACTTGCTGTTGAAGTAGAAGAATTAAAAACATCTAATAAAATTAAAAATTTTAAATTATTCACTAGTATGGATACTTGGGGCCCGAGAGCTGAATATATTAGAACAGGGTTAGATTTATCTGTGTGGGAAGAAAATTTTCATACTTATCTAACAAAAACTACTAGTCCAATTACATTTATGATTACATTTAATATTTTAAGTGTAACTACGTTTAGATCTTTATTAGAAAAAATGTTAGAATGGAGAAAGCAATACGGATGGTACGAAGATAAAAAAGAACACCGTGTGAGATTCGATACTCCGTATCTTCGAGATCCCATTCAGTATGATATGAATATTCTGCCTAAGCAAGAATTTATGCCATACATGCGAGATCATTTAAAATTCATGGAAGATAATGTAGATGATAGTGCTAGTGATAAATTTACATCTGTAGAATTTGAAAAATTTAAACGTGTAGTAGATTATATGGATGCTACAAATTATACTAGAGAAAAATTAATTGAAGGACGTAAAGATTTTTATAATTGGTTTACAGAATTAGATTCTAGAAGAGAAACAAATTTTTTAAATACATTTCCAGAAATGGAATCTTTCTATAAATTATGTGAGATAACAAATGATCAATATGGATTCATCAGATAAACAAAATTTCTTTATTAAAGAAAGCAAAACATTTTGCATGCTGCCATGGATTCATATCCATACTACACCATCTGGATTAGCTGCTCCTTGCTGTATAGCAGAATCT